ACAAGTGCTATCGCTATGGAATTTTGATTAGTAATTAAAGGCTGATTAATAGGTAAGATAGCACCAGACATTTCTATGTCTCTGCCTTCCTCTACTGTACCATCTCTTTTAATTATAAAGTGAAAGGCATTGTGAAAGAAACCTTCTTTTCTATGTTTTAAAGTTATATCCTTTGCACTTAAATTTTCGTTAGATTTTGTTTTTGTAGAATGAATAACAATGTAATCTGTTCTAGCTCTGTAATTATTATTCATTTAACCACTCCAATGGTATGTGTTTATCTGCATACTTAAATTTGTATTTTTCACACCACATTGCGTAAGTAGTTTTAGATTTTTTAGAAATTCTACTTCTTGAATTACTGAATATTATTCTAATGTCTTTTTCTGGGTGTTGTTCTTTAATAAGTCTCATCTTCTGTCTGTCCGCAGAAGTAAATAATCCTTTTGTTTCTATATAAAAATCGTGAGCTTCTAGGTAAAAGTCTGGCGTATAAGTGTGAGCTTTCTGTGGTTTGACATACGTCAATTTAACCTTCTCGTACTTATACTTTACCTTATTGGCATCTAACTCTTCCGAGATAGATATTTCAAGACCAGACCTAAACCCATATTTAAGACCTACTTGATTAGAAGTCAGCGTTTTGCGATTGTTCCACTTCATTTTCAAATGTCTTATCTTCTGGTGCTACATAACCATCTTTAACTTCTGAAAAGCCATGCGAGGACGAACTTGCACCTGACCCTTCAACTAATTTAGTTACTTGCACTGCTTTTAGTCTTAATGAAACACCTGCTCCTGCCATAGCTGTATAGTATGGTATCATGTCCGCAGACGCTTTCATTTCACTTCCTGACCATACTTGATTGGTCATTGGTGTACCTTTGCTATCAAAGATTGGAACTTTGTTGTCAATGACATCTCCATTCTTCATTATAATCTTTGCTTTAGCTTTGAATTTGAAGATTACGTTTCCAGTAGGTTTACCATCTGCGTATTCTTCTTCAAAAGGTGTGTTTGCTGTTTTTATGTTTTTGCCTTTAGATTTTTCTTTAGCCATTTCAACAGCTTTGGCTATTTCATCATTGATACTCTTGATAAGAGGTTTAGCATCATTAGCACTAACAATTAAGTTAACCTTATAATGTCCATTCTCATCAAATTTAGTATCTGGTTTATTCAACCAAGCAAACTGTGATACACCTACAGGTGTAACCAGTTTATTGTACGTTTGTTTACTCATATTTCTCCTTGTTTATCTCTGTGTTTTCTCCATGTTGATTGTCTAATAGTGCAACTTTACTGGGACAGATATTTCCCACTAATTGCATTTTCTTTTTGGCTATTGTGATTTCATGTTTGTTAATTCCATCATGGTAAGTTGTTGGCAATTCAACCTCACAATGAGGAACTTTGACATCAAGAAGCCACAACTTGCTATCTACCTTAAAGGTGTCTTCAAAAGGTAGAAGTAGCAAAGTCATTATTACATATTCCTTCATAATCCTATCCACATGTGCATAGGTTTAGGCAAAGAAAAACTTGGATTGATGTAGTAAAGCCAATTCCAAGTCGCCATTTTCAGGAACTTCAGGAAACCTTTTAACAGCTTCCTTGTCTTCCACTAAAAGCGAAGCATCTTTTTTTAATTTGCCAAATAAATCTTCACTAAAGATTTCTACAAATGCTTCTCTTATGCTTTCATTAAGTTTATCAATATCACAAGCATGGGTAGCAAAGCTGTCATGCACATTACAAAAATTATTAATACCTTTTTCTTTTGCAATATTAACAGTTCTAATCATACAAGCACTATCTAGGCTGTGAACATAATTAGCCGCCGCCGCATTACGAGTTCGTAGTTTGTCAGTACCTTCAGTTTCTTCTTTTATTTGAGGCATAATAACTTCTCCCATAAGATTTGATTTTATTCTTTTACTTTTCATTTCAGGATAGAATTGAAATACTGGAAATCCAACAGGTGTAGTCCAATGTATTGGCTGACCTGTTTTAGCAATAACTTTCGCTATGCCTTGTAAAAAATCCATTCCTTGTCTAGCTGACTTTAAGTTTTCACCTATACTTGACCAAATAATTTTAGACAAATAAGTAGCAGGTTTAAACATGTCATCAAAAGGGTGCATTTCACCTTTATCTTTTCGTTTAGTTAAATCTTCTACTACAAAGTCAGTACAAGAATATCTAGTAGACCCATAACAAATTGTCATAATAGGTCTTTTACAAGTAGAACGCTTAACACCATAAGCTAACCATTTCTTCGCCAAGTCATCACCTTCTTCAGCTTTAACTTTTAAAGTTTTAATAACTTCATCAGCAACTAATTGGTATATGTCTTGCGGTGTTTCACTAGGAATACAGTTAACTAATTTACCTGCAACTTTATCTCTTAATAAAAGAGAATAAATTTGAAGCCCATTACAAGAGCCATCTACGTTTACAGGTATATGAGAAACAAAGCCATCTCCTGTGTCATGGTATCTTTTCCATTCATCACAAAAAGCAAGAAACTGAAAAGGACTATCTGCGTCTTCCCATTGTCTATTACTTATTGGGTCAGTACCACAGGCTTTTATCCATTCTAGGTTATCGTAAGCCCATTTTTCTCTATCTTCTAATGAGACTTTATCATTACCCCACATGTTAGAGCCATGAACAGCTAACCAAAAGACACCTCTATTTTCTTTAGTAATAGCTTTGCCCTCTGAAAAATTAAGCAATGCTTTAGCACCACCAATAGACTGATAGTTTAAAAAAGCAGGAACACAATAAGCCCTACCTCTAAAATCTAATTGTAGTGGGAAATAAAGTGTTAGATATTGTACAAACTTTTGGGCTAACCAAATAATTTTAGCGTACAATAACCTCTTTGATACCATTCTGTTATTCTCTGTGTGAACAATGACACTATCTTTCTTAAACTTTTTGAGTGCGGCTTTGCCCTCTTCAGTGTCTTCACTTATATTATGAGGCTTATTAGGTAATGGCAGGTTTTCTATGGGTGGCATACCACCAATAGACATTCCTTTGTCCCAAGCATTTTGCATTACATTAAGGACAAATCTATTAATTTTATAAGCTGTACCCTGCATTAAGTTAATAGCTTTAGTTACTTCAGGCATAGAAAAACCTTCTATCTCTTGGTTAAATTTCTTACCTTTTTGTTTAACTAAATCTAAATCTGGGAGTTCATCAGTCCAATATCCATGACCAGAAATTTTCCCATCTTCAACCATTTTTGGTGGCATAACCATCATTAAGTATTCAGGGTTTAATAGTTCGTTAAAGTCATTTCTATTGTTAATCCACTGTTTAGTCTTTTCAGTTTGTTTAATAACTTTAACAGTTTTATGCTTATGTTGTTCTTGGGAGATTTCAACAAGTCCTGTACTTTCAATAAGCAGACCTATCAATTCCATTCCAACATGTAGTCTTTCAGTAGTAGACCATTCTTCCCACTTCATAACACTGTCTCGTTTAGCACTTTCTCTTAACTTTCTTCTTTTATAATTGTAGTTCCAAGACCTTTTATCTAAATCTCTTCTTACAGTTTCGTATAGTTCAGGATTAAGAGCCTTAAAGTTTTTTAAACTTATCTCTGTCTCAACTCTTCCGCCTAGTGTTATGGCAGTAGCAGTTAGATTTTTAGTATGGGTAATAGTATTGATTACATGCTTTGCAGTTATCAACGCCAGTATCTTTGGGTCTACTTGGGAGATATATTTAAGAGCAATGGGAGTTTTGGAATGAACATTTTGAATACTTTGTTCTACCCATTCTGCTATTGCGATAGCTAAAGGTCGTATAGTATTGGCTACTATGACTTTACCATAGGAAGTTACACTTTCTTCACCTCTTTCAATATGGGATATACGCCTTTTGTTTGTTCTATTTTTACCTAAATCTTTAGACATAGTTTCATTTAGGTGTTGGTCTTTGTATGTCGGCATTATTTCTAGTATTTTCAATTTATTCTCCTATTTGTTGATTGATGCACCAAAGGAATGGCTTACAAATTAAGTTTAGTCCTTTGATTATTTTTTAAAGATGTAGTAGAGAATAGTTGAGTGTTTACTTATAAAATAAACGAGATGGCAACGTGGCGGAATGGTTACGCAGAGGATTGCAAATCCTATTGTACCCATGCGACAGTGGAACAGTCTCTTTTACTTGTATTAATAAACATAATTAATCAACTATCCTCATACTAGAACTAATCCTTAACTGGATTGCATATTTTTATTAATCCCATTAAGAACATTTACTGCACCCATTAAATTATTTGGAATTAAATGGGCGTATCTTTTTATCATCTTCCATGACTTATGACCTAGCATTTGACCAATCATGTGAAGTTCTACCTTCCCTGATTGAGCCAACCTAGTAGCACAAGTATGTCGTAAACAATGAATGACAAACTCTTTGTCTTCTTCAAGGTTCATTGCTTTTCTTAAACGTCTCCAAGTATTCTCACACGTCCAATATTTTAAGTGTTTAAATACCAAGTCGTTTCTTTCCGCTTTGTCCAACAGTTTGACAACAATAGACTTTGCTCGTTCTGTTAGTGGTACACCTCTAGGTTCACCATTTTTGGTAACACTAGCAGGTAAATTAACAACATAGTTTCCATTGTTGTTATGAACCATTAACTTCTTAATAGATAACGCTTCGCCAAGTCTCATACCTGTGTCTATTAGAACTAAAAAAAATTCTAAATAGTCAACCATATTCCATTCGGTTAACAATCTAATAATTTCTTTTTCTTCTTCTAGTTCAAGGTATCGTTCTCTACCATTGTCCTCTCTATTCCAATCAATGTGAGGCATTCTATCAAGATGATAAATAGATTGTCTCTGATTGGCATATCTTAACATCTTTGAGAGTGAGGACAGATACCGATTAATTGTAGAACCTTGATAACCTCTGTTTTCAAGAGTATCAACAACATGTTCTACATGATTATCAGTTACTTCAGTTACTAACATTCCACGACCTAACATTGTAATTATTTTTTCGGCTCGTTTTTGTTGTAACTTTTCCCACCCTTTAAGAGTAAGTTTGCGGTGTATTTCTGTAAGCAGTTTTGGATTTGTACTCTGCATACTGTACCGCCTTTCATTGTTATTTAACCCATTCCAAAAGAGTATTGTAAACTCTCTTGCCTTTTGATGTAAGACTAACTAACTTCCTTCGTCTTTCCATTGGGTCTTCAAAAGTCTGTACTAAACCTATCCCAGTCTTTTTGTGTCTATTTACATCTGCTAATTTATAACAGTTTCTTGACACTGAAGATTGAGCCATGTCTAGGTCGTCACTTATAGTTTGCATGGCAACGCCTTCTTTTCCACCATGAACCGCAACAAACAAAAACACAGCAATAGCCTGTGCCTCAATTTGTGTATCAAACTTTCGCATTTCTTCTATTATTTTTAATAGATTTAATCCGCTACTTGTCATTAGTCTTTCTTCTTTCTGTTTGTTGTCTCTTGTTTTTACAAAGTGAAGCAACCACACTTTGTTTAATGTTAAGATAAATAAAATTTCCAATAGCCAATATCAACCATTGTTTCGTATTTATCCTTACTCACTTTTAGATTACTCCAATTACTATATTTTTCAATATAGACTTTAAAAAGAATAAAATTTATTGTCATTTTTACTCCTTTTTTAAGTTATATTTGGCATTAATAATAATTGATTACACCACGCATTGTTAAACGTATATACTATATGTTTTCTCACGTTTCTCCTTTCTTTTTGCTTATGTGTTATTTTTATAACGTATGCTATCCTGTCGCACATAATATGTGCAAGAAGATTTTATGCGATATTCACGTGCAAAATACGCCGCCTAGTTTTTAGAAGGCGTTTCGGTTATTAAAACCTCGTCAGTTTTGCTTTTTGTAATTGTGTTTTTTTTGGGTTTTTTTGGTTTCTTGCCAAAGATGGCGTCCCAATTTTTGCGAAATTTATCGCTTGGTATGTGAACGCCATCTCTTATTTTGTATTTTTTATAACTCACTCAATTACCACTCCGCAATTACGTCAAAGCTAACCCTAATTACTTTGTCAGGGCTTCTCTCTGAAGCGTGTTTGATTTCTGAAGCAATATCCATTAAGTTTGAGTATTCATCTTCAAAAACAACTTTTTTGTTTTTCTCAATAGGGTTTTTATAATTGACAAACTTTTTGCCTTTCCATTTGCCTTTTTCTGTTTCAACTTCAGTTAGTTTTACATTTTCTATACTTGTGTACATGTTTTTCTCCTTTGTTGATTGTTGATTGATTAACTAAATTTAGTTGGCTCATAAAGGTCAACGAACTCTCTGCCAAGTCTTGAAACTTCATCAGAAAATCCTGCACCTTTATTATTTTGGCTAATCAAGTCTAGCCATTCTTTATTAGTCATGTCTTCGCCAATGTGTTCTTTAGCCAATACTTGCCACAATACTTTATTTGTGTCGTATTTAGCGTACACTTTACCATCATCATTAGTTATTGTTATTGTTGCCATGTTTCACTCCTTTTGTTGATTGTTGATTTAAAAATGTCGTCTAGTGAAGCGTTGACTGTGATTAAAGAACCACCGAAGAGTTAACGCAAAACTAGACAACATTTGATTTTTATTGCTTTATCCTTGCTTATCCTCGCAAGTTATTTACGCAATATAAATCTCAAAGCGGTAGACCTGCCACCGCTTCAAGTTTTATATTTAGTCTTCCTCTTTGCCTGTTGCGTCTAGGAAATCATCATAACCGCAATTATAGGCGATTGGGTCTCCTGCTTCTAATAAGACAGAAAAAGGATTACAAGACGTTCCTGTTAATGGGTGGATTTCGTCTAGCCACTCGTCATATTCTTTTTTAAAGTCCA